AGACGGTGCAGCCTATCGATCAGCGACATAATGCAGCTGTTTATTCAACACTCTGGCGCATACTTAGTGCCGAAGGAACTAAAAACAGGTGTTTTTTACCATCGCCATCCAAATATTAAATATCAAAAAAGATACCATCAAGGGACAAAAGTGATGTGGCACTACCTTTTGCAAGGAACACTCCACCATCAGGCTCGATAGATAGGATACATTGTTTCCAATCGCCTACTGAACCAATTGCTACTGTGGAAATAACCTTGCTTATTTTAGGTCTAAATGGCTCAGGTAAAGTGAATAAGCGATAAGGAGGTTTGTTTTTACAGTTAAGACGACCACTAAGTAATACCGTTCTGCCGCTGCGCTTAGCCACAGTAAACGATTTTAATAAAACCCCGCTATTAGCCGACTCGATAGGAGACGATATCTCAACAGATTTACGACTGAAGTCAAATGCTTCAACTACAGGCGACACTATTAGCGATAATCCATTTGAGCTAAAATGATTGATTCCATTTCCGCCTTCAGGATATTTTGTATCAGCCGTACCATTATCGTGTCCCCATATGTCGCTATCCCTTGCAGTATACTGGCATTGAAGCCATTGTCCGACATTAACAGTTACTGGGGATAACGGTCCGCTATCAGCAGAATCCGTCCATGATGCTGCTAAAGAGAACTCACCGCCGGTACGAATCATATTAAAAAATGCAATTCTCTTGCCATTGCAGAACATAATAAAATTATTATTTTGAACGCTAATTGTTACCGACACATTAGGTTCAATAGATTCCAAGGTTGAAATATCTACATAGGGTAGTAAATGATCTCCCTCCGAGTATGCAGAAATTTTAACCTTACCTTTATTATTGGTTATGTGCACTACATCAAATTCATTTACACCAACTTTAATGGCGAATGTTTTACCTTCAGGCCATGAGTCAACATCACCTGAAATATTAAAATCACGTGCAAGAATTTTATTAGAATTAAAATCAGATAATTGAAAAACACCTACTCTCTCTAATGGTGCCGATAAATAATCTCGCCCATCACGTATTAAGCAAAATTGACGATTGATGTCTAACAATGAATAACCGTGGAAATTTGCATAACTACGTACATACCCAGCAACCCAATCCCGACCTTCTTGACTGAGGTATTTATAATAGTTATCGTTAAGAGTGGTTGAAATTGCCGGAAGGGGATTTGTAACAAATATGATAGAAGGCTTTTTGCTCCAAGCATTTATTTTTTTTACAACAGAGTGAAGAGCGCCGGGGTTGAAGCCGTTGGCATCATTCATACCAAAAGCTAAAATAATTAAATCTGGAGAATCATTTTCTACTATTTCAAGCCAATCCTTTTCACGATCATAGTACCATTCAGGAAATGCCGTAGGTTTACTGTTGGCGTACATCCATGTTTGCCCACCGATAGCACGATTTAAAAATTCTATTTCTGTACCGGGATTTTGTTTGCAAATCTCTCCAGTAATAATACTGAACATACTGTCGCTTAAAGAAAGTGCATTTGGACCATCAATAGAAATACTATCACCTAAAATAACAACTTTAGGTTTCTCAGCCAAATAGAATTGAGTCATTCCACTTGAGCGTAAACCATTGGTGATACGCACATTGGAAGGCGCACCAGCGAGAATGGTAGCCCTGCGATAAAGACCAGTCAGTTTACCTCCGACACTACGGAAAAACACTTCCGTTTTTTTTCTGACTAAAATGCTTTCATCATCGATTTCAGCATCTACATCAACATCTATCCATAGACGGCCTGTATCTAATGCATGATTAATCATTTTATTCAGATTTTTTGCATTGGTCTTTTTATTGTTCTTGCTGTTAATGCCCCATTGTGAGGTTAACAACGGCAAGCCAGAGTCATGTTTGACCGCCTTTCCAGGCGATGAAGCATGCGCCCGACTTACCGTGCCAGCGCCAGTTAACAAGGCTAAAGGTGCAGCCACCTTCAAAAGGAATCTTCTTGATATAGCCATCTTAATATTCGAGCCCGATCTTTTTACATGTATTTAGCATTTTTAGCGCACTTATAATGACTAAAAAATACTCACCATTTACTAAAAGGATCGCAGTTTTGACTAACATCGTAAAGTATTTTCGTTGTGAGGAAGTGGCGTCGCATGACGCAACGCCGGTTTGTTAAATTTCGAATGTGACCCCATCCAGATTCAAGAAGCCAGCAGCGTTACCTTGCGCGAGGTTCACTGTTCCGTCAGGCCTGATGTCCAATATGCAGATCTGATATGTGGATCCGCTAATGCATGACGTTGTAATGATTTTCTGTTGCGCTGGCCGGAAACCCACTGGCAAGTCGAAAAGCTTATAAGGCGCTGCAGTAGTGCTGCTGATCCTGCCGGTTAGCGATACAAGCCCTCCCGTTCTGACCGCAGTGACAGTCGTAAGGGCTGTAACGCCAGTGTTGAGAGAGTCAATGCCACTACGCGTCTCTATCACCTTTCTACGGAAGTCAAAAGCCTCTACCACAGGAGCTACTACCAATTGCAGACCCTTGGAGCTGTAATGGTTGATACCGTTACCTCCCTCCGGAAGTTTAGTATCTGCAGTCCCGTCATCATGCCCCCAGATATCACTGTCCCGCGCCGTATACTCACATTGCAGGAAGTTGCCACCATTCAGCGTGATGCTTGAGAATGGACCGTTGCCGGGAGCGTCCTGCCATTCGGCTACTGCAGCAAGCTCTCCCCCCATGCGTATAATCGGTGTTTCGATAACCTTTGTTATACCTGAGAAAATAGTAAGCTTGTTATTCTGGATGCTAAACTCAAAAGTCGCACCAGTGACAATGCTGACTGTCGTCTGGGTTTCGAAATAGGGGGTCGCGGCACCCTCACTAAAACCAGTGATTTTATATTTCCCGCCAACATTAGAAACCAGTATAGCGTTAACAGTATCATCGCCAACGTTAACACTGACGGCCACAGTCAACACCTTACCTACAGGCCATGATGCAATTGGAGCCTGGAAAGAAAAGTCCCTCAGCGTGACGCTGGTATCATGCATGTATGACTGATTATAAATTTTCAGCCTTTCCAGCGGAACGTTAGAATAATCGCGGCCATCCCTGACTAGGCAAAACTGCCGATTCATATCCAGCACAGAGTAACCATAAAAATTAGCATAGCTGCGTGCATATCCAGCAGCCCAGTCACGCCCCTCCTGTGCAACTGTGATGTAATAGTTGTCATTAAGTGTCGTAGCCATGGATGGAACGGGGTTGGTTACGAACACTAATGAAGGCACCTTGTCCCACGCCTTAATTTTATTTACAACCGAATGCAGCGCTCCGGCGTTAAACCCGTTGGCGTCGTTCATACCGAACGCAAGGATGATCAGGTCCGGGCTTTCAGCCTTTACATACTCCAGCCAGTCCTTAGATGTGTCCTGATACCATGCCGGGAATGCTGTTGGTTTCGTGTTTGCGTTTAACCATGTTTGTCCGCCGATTGCCATGTTAATAAAATCAATTGCAATGCCTGGGTTGTGCTTCTTGATTTGCCCGTAAATTATTGACGACATGCTGTCTGAGTTAGCCAGAGCATTAGGCCCATCAGTATCAATTGAGTCGCCCATCGTCACAATTTTCGGAGCTGTTGCACTGTAAAACTGCAACATGCCAGTCTGGCAAAGTCCGTTTTCAAGGCGAACACTGGACGGAGTTCCCGGATTAATAATGCCGCGTCGATACAAGCCAGTTATTTCACCGCCCGCGCTTCTGAAGAATACTTCCGTTTTTTTGCGAATCAGTACGTTAATGTCATCTACTGTCGCATCTACATCAACATCAATAAGAAGCCGACCAGATGAGATAGCATAATCAATGAGGCTAATAAGGTTTTTCGCATTCTGCTGAGGAGTATGGTTATTGTCAATATCCCACATGGACGTGAAAAGCGGCAGCAGATCCGAAACTTTCTTATCACCATAGCCAATCATCGCCGCGCCGTCAGGCATTGCCAGGGCGCTGCGCACAGATGAATCCCCCACGTTAACCCACTTCCCTGCGCCCTCTCCACCCGTCGACGCTGGTGAAGAGTTAGGCGGTACCACTTTACCGCCCGCCGGAAAGGTGCCAGTCCATTTGTAATAGAATCCGTTCGCCGGGTTCAGCAGCAATTCATTAAGGTTGACCGTCGCGCCAGTAGTGAAGCTGACACCTACCAGCGTAGTGTAGCCGTAGCGCGCGGCAGCGTTATTAACCAGCAACTCCAGCCCGTACCAGGTGCGGCGCTCTACTCCGAACCGGTCCAGCCAGATGGCTTTGGTGATATCGTTTATTGCCAGATCATAATTGTGCGCGTTATCGAACAGGTCGCGCGGATCCGTGGACCCCAGCGGATTACGGGTATTGTAGGGAATCATGCTTGCTCCGGGCATAAAAAAACCCGCGCGTGGCGGGTTGTGTTTTCCGTTATGGTTAAGCGGCGTCGCCGGGGTAGCGGGCGTCGTCGAACTGGTAATACACAGGCGAATACTGCACGGCGTTAAGCTGGCAGGTGCCTTCAGAGGACGGATTGATACTGGTCACCGTGGCGTCGTAACCCACCCTGCTGGACGAGCAGAAAATTAAACGGAGCGGCTCGATGTACGGGCTGTTTATATCCCACTCACCGAGGCGAAGCGCCTCGCTCTCCGGAACCGTCAGCGTGTACTCGTCCACCTGCTTTGGTACCAGCAGCGGCGTGGCGCTGCCGTCCTGCAGGCGCAGCAGGCATCGGGGGTTATCAAAGGACCAGTCCAGCGGCTCACTGACCGTCAGGGTCACCAGTGCGCCGTCGTGGCTCATATCCGTGACCAGACAGCTGATGGTGTCGCTGCCCGGAATATCGTCGGTCAGCACCAGGCGATCGCCGTACTGGTAGCACAGCGCGTCCAGCTCAGTGGAGGTGGAGTGCGCCAGCCGCTGATGCAGGTACTTCATCAGGCGACGCATCCCGATCCGCCAGGCGCGGTCCGGATCTGTTACCCCATAAAGCTTGTAGTCCTCCACTTTACGCGGCGTGCCGCTTCCCTGCCTGCACTGTATGGTTTCCTCTGCCCAGGTCAGGCTGCTGACGAAAGTGACGTCCACCGCGTCGTAATCGTCTTCCGTCGGCGCAGTGAATGACGTCTGTAACTCCTCAGTGGTTTCCTGCGGGCTGATAACACCTACCCAGTTTTTTATACCCTCGCGCCCGACGCTGGCCAGTCCGTCAGAGAGCAGGAAGTAGCTCATCCCGGCGTTGCAGATCGTCTGCAGGATATCCAGCGCCGATTTGCCGGACTCGCTGGCCACGTAATCGAATGTCTCACCTCGTGGCGTCCACCAGGCAGACTCCAGCGCAGCGATCGCTGAATCGTCAGCCTCCAGGCCAATGGAATTCAGTACGTGCCATAGTGCACCGCTGATGCTGCGCGCTGGATGCCCATTGTCATAGATACGCGGCGAGGTCACGCTTACACGGCGATCGGACTGAGCTGCAAGGCGGGAGCCCGTCCGGATGGTTAGTCCGATAGTGGTGACCCCCTCATAACGCGCTGGACGCCGCGGCAACCGCGAGCGAAGTGCCTGCCAGTAAACCTGATCGCGCGTGCTGCTGCCCGCCGGCGGCTCGGTGCGGCGTATGCGTATTTCATACTGACCTGGCGGAACGTCGATTGCTTCGGTGAAACCTATCTGGTCCTCGGTCTGGCGCTCGTATCCCAGCGCCACCTGCTGCCAGTCGCCAGTGCTTCCGGCGGCCCGGTACTGGATAATGATCCCCACACTGGCGGAACGGCGTTTGCCTTTGCTGTTGTAGCGCACCAGTCCGTTCTGGAAGTTCAGGTTGATCTCCATACGGTCGGTGGTCTCGCCGTCGGGACAGCAGAGGAAAGGTCCGACCCAGTCATAATTATCGTTAACGCCGGTAACCGATGCATCCAGCAGCGTGCGGGGCGTAAAGCCAGTCCATCGGGGATCTGCTGTTGTGACAGGGTTGCCAAAGGCATCGGTTGATACCGTTACCCGCGCTACCGAGATTGTCAGATCGTCAATCCCTGTTATCTGGTACTGATACCCGGTGGGTGACAGGCTAAAGCGCTGCTGACCGGCAGGTAACCCGGAGAACGGCGCACCTCCGGGATAAGAAAGACGCAGGCTGGCCAGACGCGCAGCAGTACCGCCGCTGGAGGCTACGCCCGCCATCGACACAGGCGCGTTGCCGAACGCTACCACCGGCAACGAGTTGAACGTAATGGCCCCACCGGAAAACGGGCTGGATTCTTCGCTGATAACGATGCGTCCCGATTTATCGTTGGCAATAAGCCCGGATCCGTTCAGCTGGCTGGTAATCGCTGACACCAGGCCCGACATGGTCACATAGTTTGCTG